CCATTTTAAAAGATGAACACAGCAGTATTTGACATAGAGACCAACGCGATCGGCAACTGGAATACCCTAGAGGGACTAGAGGTTGTGCATTGCATTGTCATCATGGACAACGAAGGGACCCACCGCTATCGCAACAACGGTGAGTGTAATAATATTAATGAAGCATTAGAGAGATTATCTAGGGCTGACTGTTTGGTCGCACACAATGGCATCGGGTTCGACCTTCCGGCCCTGCGTAAAATGTATGGCTTTGAGCACCCTACTATCATCGACACAATGGTCTTGGGTAGACTCAACCACCCAGACCGTAAACGCGAAGACTGGAACGAAGCGAAGCTCCCTACGTTTTTGCGTGGGTCGCACTCATTGAAGTCCTGGGGTATGCGCTTGGGTGTCCACAAAGACGAACACGGTGCCACCGAGACCTGGGAACACTGGAGCCAAGAGATGGAAGACTACTGTGTCCAGGACGTGGTGGTCAACGAGGCCCTCTTTGCTTACCTCATGAAAGACCGGACGCACACTGACCAAGACCTTGTGCTTGAGATGGACTTTGCGCGAGCCATAAGAACCCAAGAAGAGAACGGGTTTCCGTTTGACGTCGAGGGGGCCAACAAGCTCCTCAGTAAACTAGTGACAAGGCGGGCTGAACTCGACGGCGAACTACAGCACACGTTTGCTCCACGCGTCGTCGAAACTAAGCGCCCTTGGTGGATAACACCAGATGGCAAGAAGTGGCTGACAAAGAAAGAGGCGAACGAAGCGGGGCACAAGGACGTCAAGAAAGGCGAGATGCGAACCAAAGAAGTTCCGTTTAACCCACAGAGTCGCGATCAGATCTCAGAGCGCCTCATCGAAGACGGTTGGAAGCCTGAGTGTTTCGAGGGTAAGCGCCCTGCGATCAACGAGGCAGTGTTGCGTGGGATCGACACACAGCAGAGCCTAAAGTTACTAGAGTATCTGTTGGTTGCTAAACGCCTCGGTCAGTTAGCCGAAGGTAAAAACGGTTGGCTCAAGCTTGTTAATAATAATAATATTTATGGCTCAGTGAACACAGGTGGGACCGTCAGTGGCCGCTGTAGTCATCAGTCTCCGAATGTCGCACAGTGTCCTTCGGTTTCCGCTGAATACGGCTACGAGTGCCGTGCGTTGTTCACTGCGCCTCCAGGGCGTGTCCTTGTGGGTTGTGACGCTTCGGGGCTTGAGTTACGAATGTTAGCCGCTTACCTGCACAAGATCGACGACGGGCGCTACACCAACGAGATCCTAAGTGGTGATGTGCACACAGCTAACCAAGAGGCCGCAGGCTTGCCTGACAGAAACGCAGCGAAACGCTTCATCTACTGCCTAATCTACGGCGGGTCAGACTCGAAGATCGGAGAGGTCGTCGATGGGACCGCCCAGGATGGCAGCAGGCTCAAGGCTCAGTTTTTCAAACAGATGCCAGCGATCAAAAGGTTACGCGAGGCCGTCAAAGACAAAGTAGAAGGCTTTGGTTTTCTCAAAGGACTCGACGGTCGCACACTGCCCTGTAGGTCCCCGCACAGTAGCGTTAACCTTTTGTTACAGTCGGCCGGGGCGATATGCATGAAGCAAGCACTGGTGCACTTTGTCAACGACATGGCCGGAGAAGACTACACGCTCCACGCTAACGTCCACGATGAGGTCCAGTTTAGTTGCCCTCCAGAAAAAGCAGACGAATACGGCCAGCGCTTTGTCAATGCTATCCTCAAAGCTGGTGAAACCTTTGGTCTCCTGTGCCCACTAGACGGAGAATACAAAGTCGGAAACAACTGGGCCGAAACACACTAAAGATATGAAATTAATAATAGACGGAGATATGTTCCTTTACCGCGCCTCGTTCTCTACTGAGGTCGAAATCAAATGGGACGAAGACACATGGACACTACACTCTAGCGAGAAGGAATCACAGCACAGCTTTGACTCTTGTCTTATGAGTGTGGTCAGAAAGCTCGACAAAGACGCAGAGTTTATCCTGGCGTTCTCAGACACCGAGAACTACCGCTACGATATATTCCCTAATTATAAATCAAACCGGAAAAACACGCGTAAACCTCTAGGCCTAAAAGCTCTACGCTCATGGGCCATTGAGTCCTACGATTCCCGTGTGTTCCCGAGACTCGAGGCTGACGACGTGTGCGGCATCATGGCCACTGAAGACCCGACCTTTGTGGCTGTGAGTGGTGACAAAGACTTTGGGACCCTACCGATCACCTGGTATAACATGTTGCGAGACGAGATGCGCAGTGTCACCCCTGAAGAAGCCGACAAGTTCCACCTCATCCAGACACTTGCAGGTGACCCGACCGACGGCTACATGGGCGTCAAAGGGATCGGCACTAAGACCGCCGAGAAGATCCTAGAGAAAGACGGATACAACTGGGAAACGGTGGTGGCGACCTACGAGAAAGCAGGGCTCACCGAAGACGACGCACTGGTCACCGCCAGGCTCGCCAGGATACTCCGCGCCTCTGACTACGATGGCGTTGACATTAAACTGTGGACACCATGAGACACCTACTGATCCTAAGTGAAACCATGAGACGCGCTGGTGTCACGACGTTCTACCGGGCGAGCCTGTGTATCGCTGTGTTCGAGCGTCCTGGCATTGAGAACAGCCTTTTGGCTCGACTCATGGGCCTTAGCGGTGAGAACATCACAGCGGCCATGCGTTATCTCGCTAAGCACAACTTGATCCACAAAGACACAGTCATTACGTCAGACAAGAAGCGTATTAATAAATATTATCCCACACCGTATCTAAAAGACACCCTAGTTAACTTAGAGCACGACCTAAAGAACCACTACCATGAACAAACAAAATAATAGCGTGTTACCTGACTCAGGGGAACGCAGTGAATTCGACACGGGAGCCGTGCGTGACGCCATGATCGGCAAGGGAATGCCTAGTTGTATTCCTGTTGCTGCTCTCCAGGCTGTATCGCGTCGCTTCGAGGACGGTGCCACCAAGTATGGCAAGGACAACTGGCGCAAAGGCATCCCTTTGTCTCGGTATGTTGACAGCTTGTATCGCCACTTGTGGTCGTTTATGCAGGGAGACCTCAGCGAAGACCACGGTGGGGCAGTAATCTGGAACGCAATGTGTCTTGTAGAGACGCGCAAAATGATCGACAACGGTGATTTACCAGAACACCTAGACGATCTTTCTTGACTCATGAGCTTATATGAAAACACCGAGCACTGGCCTACAGTGCCGTTGAGTTTGCTTGAAGCTATCGAAAAGGCATATCCAAAGCGAGACTTTGGGCCTACTACACCTCTGAGGCATCTCGACCACCACTATGGACAGCGCTCGGTTGTTACGTTTCTCCGCACTGTTCACGAAGAACAAAACAAGAATATTCTCAATACCAACCTAAGACAATAAGCCATGTGTATGTCAGCCCCTAAGATGCCTGAAATTCCTAAACCTCCGGCACCCCCACCGCCGCCCACCAAGGTCGCACAGAAAGCTCTTAGCCCGGTCAGACAACAACGTAAAACTAAGGCATCACGTCGTTCTCCACTTACAATCCCTCGTTCTTCAATTAGCACACCTAAAGGAGGAGCGGGGGTTAATTATTCATAAATATATACTAAACAGAAACCATGCCTGAAATTACAAGAATCGGAACTGTGTCTCGCAATGTGACCAGCGCCGCTGATATCGACATGACTTGGAATGGAAGCTCTGGAATGTTTGCTGTCATTGGCACATTCGGATCTGCCCAAATCAAGCTCCAGCACAAGATCGCTGATTCTTATGTTGATATTGGTGAAGACGTAACGTTCACTGACGATGGCCAAGCACTGTTCACGACGTCCTCGAAAGAGCTCAAAGTTGACCTTAGTGCTGCGCCTACCAACGTAGACATCATCGTCGCTCCTGTCGCTGATAACAAAGCATTCTAATAATGTCTCTAACCCGACCACTCACGCGTCCGCTTACTAGGGCTCTTAGCCAATCGGAGCTAACCCAAAAACTTGGAGGGGGCTTTAGCATATTTGCGCTAAACCCTTACCTTTTGTTTGACGCGCGTGACTCGATGGTCGGGACCCT